TCGTGCCAGCGGCTCCGTGCGCACGGCGGACAGCGACACGCTGCGCCGGGCAACTCTTCTGGCTCCCTCTATGCGGTTCCGGACCGGTGATTCCGCCTGTTCAGTCAAGCGCACCGCCCTGCGTATGGCGATGGGGGATTCGGCGATAAACAACGTCGTTACTTCCTGCCTGCGCGGCCAGAGTCTGGACCGGGCCGACAAACTGACGCTGGACGCCGCCTTTGTCGCTGCCAGCGAACTGGCAGGGGCTGGTAACAACCGCCGCACAGCCGATGCGCTGACCCGTTCCAAAACCAAGGATTTCGGCAAGCCCGTTACCCCTGCAGACATCAACCGCATGAACCGTGAATTCCACGACAAGGCGAGGAAGTAGCATGACAGCATATCTTGAACGCATGCCTGCCGGTTTTTCCGGCGAGGTGACCCGCAAGGGCAACGCCGTGCTGGAACCCAACATCATGGGAGCCTCCCCGTTGCCCTTTGGCGCGGTGGTCCAGCTTACGGACGGTAAGGTGGCAGCCATTGCCTCCGGCGGCACTGTTTACGGTTTTCTGGTCCGTCCCTATCCCATGCAGAGCTTCGATACGGATATGGCCGCAGGCACCATGCCCGCTGCCGCCACCTGCGACATCCTTCGCAGCGGTTACATGTCCGTTCCCCTGAAGAGCGGGACTCCTGCCAAGGGCGCACAGGTCCATGTCCGTATTGTGGCCGGGTCCGGTCGTCTGGTTGGTGATCTTGAGGCCGCTGCGGATGGATCGAACACCATGCCTGTTCCCGGCTGCTTCTTCATGGGCGCACCGGATGCCAACGGCATCACCGAAATTGGCTACAACGTCTAGCCCAACATCAAGGCAGGATAACACCTATGTATACCTACGATAACCGCACTGTTGATTCCGCAGGCGCGTTCATGGTCGGAGAACTGGAGCGCCTGGACAAGACGCTGCATGCCCCGCTGACCAGTGTGACCTGGAACCGTGACATTGACCTGCGAAGCGATGTGACCATCGCGGATGAAGCCAGCTCGTTTACCAACAGCTCCTTCGCCGCTGCAGGTGGCGTTAACCCCGGCGGGAAAAACTGGGTAGGCAAGAATTCCACCCAGATCGCGGGCATCTCCCTGGATATCGACAAGACCGCTCAGCCTTTGCGCCTGTGGGCTATGGAGCTGGGATTCTCCATTCCGGAACTCGCCGCCGCCGAGCAGCTGGGCCGCCCCATTGATTCGCAGAAGTACGAGGGTCTCAAGCTCAAGCACAACATGGACACCGACGAGATGGTCTATGTCGGTGATGCTCTGGTTGGCGCAACCGGCCTGTGCAACCATGCCGGAATCACTCCCGAAGGTGTGACTACGAGCTGGGAAACGGCCACTCCCGTACAGATTCTGGAAGATTTCAATGGGCTGATTGAAGAGACGTGGAAGGCTTCCGGCTATGCGGTGTGCCCTTCTCACATGCTGGTGGCCCCCCGCAAGTTTTCCATGCTCTCCCGTCCCATTAGTGACGCGGGCAGTATGAGCATTCTCGAATACGTGCGCACGCAGTGCATTTCGAACGCCATTAACGGCAAACCGCTGGAAGTCCATCCGGTCAAGTGGCTCACCGGCCGAGGCCCTGGCGGTGTGGATCGTGCTGTGGCCTACACCAAGGGTGAGCAGTTCGTGCGCTTCCCTATGGTTCCGCTGCAGCGCACCCCCGTGGAAAACCGCAGCCTGTACCAGATCACCACCTACTTCGGCCGCCTGGGCGAACTGGAATTCGTGTACCCCGAAACCGTGGGTTACGCGGACGGCATGTAAGGAGCAGCCATGAAACAGATCATCAAGGTAACCCGTGCCTTTGCCCTGCGCCATGCGGGCAAATCGGAACGCCGCCTGTTTGCCGTGGGAATGCACCAGGCAACGCAGGAAGACATGAACCACTGGTACATGCAGTCCGCCCTGAAGGAAGGCTGGGCACATGTTGTGGCAGAGACTCCCAGTGAGGAGACTGCGCATGAGGGCGAAAAGGAGTTTGCCCCTGCAGATGACGAATCCCTGTCGGCCCCTGCCGTCGAAGAAACCTCCCATCCCCAGCAGGCAAAGAAGGCGAAGAAGTAAATGGTTCCCACCGTAGCCGAATTCCGCACCAGCTTTCCCCAGTTCGGGGAAGAGCAGTTCCCTGATGGCCGGGTGACCTTCTGGGTCGGTCTGGCCGCCAAACAGCTCTCCGCAGATCGTTGGGACGATCTGTGGCTGGAAGGGGTGTGCCTGTACGCCGCCCACCATCTGACGCTGGAGCGGGCCGCCACCCTTTGTGCTGATGGCACGGGCGGCATGCAGGCGGCTGCGGGTGCGGTGGTATCCAAAAGCAAGTCCGTGGGGTCTGTGAGTTCTTCGGAGAGCCGTGCCGGTGCCGCCGCCACAGGAAGGCCCGATGCCGGGCACTGGAATGACACTATCTACGGAAAGCAATACTGGCAGCTGGCGCAACTCGTCGGAGCTGGTGGACTGATGGTGTAGCCATGAAAGGCAAAATGACCGTGCGGCAGACGCTGGATAAGACAGATGCCATCCGCAAGGCGGTTCAGGCGCTCACGGAGCAGGACGTTTACATAGGCATCCCTGAAGACAAAACCAGCCGTAACTCCGGCGACGGCATCAGCAATGCCATGCTGGGCTACATCCACGAGTTCGGCGCACCTGCCAACAATTTGCCCGCGCGGTCCGCACTACTGCCGGGCATCAAGGACATACAGGAAGATGCCGCCGCGTTGCTGAAAGGCGCGGCGGCATCCGCCCTGGACGGCAACGTGGCGGCCGTTGAACAAACTTTCAACAAGATCGGCCTGCTGGGCCAAAATAGCGTGCGCGCCAAGTTTGTAGACAATGAATGGCCAGCTCTTCTCAATCCCAGCCAGAAGCGCCAGAAGCGTGGCGCTCTCAATCCCCTGCTGGATACCGGCCAACTCCGCAAAGCGTATACCTACACCGTGCGAAAGCGCGGCGCGAGCCTGGTGCTGAAATGAAGATGCGCGAACTGATCACGGACCCGGAACTTGGTGCCCGCCCCATCGACTTCGAGCGGATCACGGAGATAGTGGACGACAAGGGGCGTGCTGTACTGGACACCGTACGGGACAATGCCGTCGGCATTGTCCAGCCAGCGCCTGGTGAAGAACTGGAGCGCTTGCCTGACGCGGACAGGGGGAAGGACAGCATTATGGTGTTTATCACGGCACGCCTGACGGCGGGCCGGGACGACCAAAAGCCGGACCGGGTACTGCACGACGGTAAAATGTATCGCGTCTCGCTGGCAGAGTTTTGGCCGGGGGATGATGGATACACCAAAGCCGTGGCCGTACTGGAAGAGGAAGCACCCGATGCCTAACACCAGCGCCACAGGCGGCTACCTCGCCCTGACGTCCGTTGCACCGCTCTCCATCATTGAGGATGCCCTGCACGATCTGATTGCAGGCATTACCGGCCTGTGCGGGAGCCTGGTTCGTCCCCGCTGGCAGCCGGAACCGCCGCGTCTTCCCAAACCCGGCGAAACATGGTGCGCCTTCGGCATCATGGATCAGACTGCGAGCTTTCCGGAATTGCGCCACCAGGGGGCAGGAGACGGTCGTGACGAGATAATCACCCAAGCCCGGTTAACCGTTCTGACATCTTTTTATGGACCTGAAGGCGATGATGCCGTCCTGCTGCTGCGGGATGGCCTGCATGTGGCCCAGAACCGGGCTGCACTGCATGCTCATGGTCTGGCCTTTGAATCCGCCGGAGAGGTTTCCCGCCTTCCGGAACTGGTGGGCACCCGATGGCTGTCCAGGACGGATATGACCATTTTCTTCCGGCGTGAGACGCGTCGGACTGTTGCCACTCTCAACCTGCAACACTGCGGCTGCGGCAGCCTGGAAACCGAGACTTTTGTGGTTCCTCTGGGCGGCGGCTGCGCGGAGTAACATTATGGCTACTACGCTTTCCGTGGACCGCGTTGTCCGCGTATCAGTCAACCTGCAGCCCAAGGCAGCGCCGCGCCGCAACTTCGGTGTGCTGTGCATCGCGGGAAGCAGTGACGTCATCATGCCCAACGAGCGCATCCGCTATTACACCGGCATTGACGGCATTGCCGAAGATTTCGGCGTGGATGCGCCGGAGTACAAGGCCGCCGCGCTGTTCTTTTCGCAGACACCTCGCCCTTACATTCTTGGTATCGGCCGCTGGATCAAGACGGCCAGCCCTGCCTATCTCATCGGTGGCACGGTAGCGCAGACGGCTGTTTCGGATTGGTCAGGGATAACGGATGGTGCCTTCGGCCTGGTGGTAAACGGCACGGGCGTTACCGTGGACGGGTTGAACTTCTCTGCCGCCACAAACATGAACGGCGTTGCCGGTATCATTGCTGCTGCAATGGCTGCGGACGGCGTAACCTGTACGTGGGAAGGGGACCACTTCCTGCTGGCATCTACCGGCACCGGCGCGGATCAGACCATCGGGTTTGCCGTGACTCCCGGCACCGGAACGGACATCAGTGCCAAACTGGCCCTGACCGAAGCCCTTGCATTACCGCTCGTATCGGGCATGGCCGCTGAGACGCCACTGGAATGCGTGCTGGCGCTGGCAGATCATGCCGGGGATTGGTACGGCGTGGTTTTTGCCGACGCTCTGGAGAATGCCGAGCATCTTGCTATTGCCGAG